GGGTCAAGGTCTGGGAAAACCTTCCTGCTTGTCCGTGCGGTTATCCTGCGGGCTTTGAAGTGCGACGGAAGCAGGCATGCAATCTTGCGGTTCAGGTTCAACCACCTGAAAGCGTCCATCATCTCGGACACGCTGCCAAAGGTTATGGAGCTGTGCTTTCCTGGCGTTCCTTTGCAGATGAACAAGACAGACTGGTTTGCTTCTCTGCCGAACGGGTCTGAAATCTGGTTTGGCGGTCTGGATGACAAGCAGCGGACGGAAAAGATTCTCGGACAGGAATACGCGACGATCTATCTGAACGAATGTTCGCAGATCAGCTTCCACGCCCGAAACACGGTTCGCACACGATTGGCGCAAAGAACGGATCTGTCACTGCGGTTCTATTACGATTGCAACCCGCCACCCAACAACCACTGGACCTATCGCCTGTTCGTTGAAAAGCGAGATCCAGACAGCAAGGTTCCACTGCCGGACCCTGAAAACTACGCGGCTACCATGCTGCATCCACGAGACAACGCGGTCAACGTGGCTGATGATTATATCAAGGAATTGGAAGCGCTGCCGGAAAAGATGCGCAGGCGCTTCCTGGATGGGCAGTTCATCCCGGCTGTTGAAGGCGCGCTCTGGTCATTTGAGACAATCGACAAAGGCAGAACCGACAACCCGCCGCCGATGCAGAAGATTGTTATCGCGGTCGACCCTTCAGGGTGTTCCGGCGATGAAGATGTTCGCTCTGATGAGGTGGGCATTGTTGTTGCCGGTCTTGGAGACGACGGCGCGGCTTACATCCTTGAGGATTTGAGCGGGCGCTTCGGTCCACATCAATGGGGTAAGATTGTTGCCAGCGCCTTCGACCGGCACGCGGCTGATGTTGTGGTTGGTGAGATAAACTACGGCGGCGCGATGGTTGAGCAGGTCATTCAGACTGCCAGACCGTCAACGCCATTCAGATCAGTAACGGCATCACGCGGAAAGCATGTGAGAGCCGAGCCTGTTTCCACTCTCTATGAAGAAACCAAAGTCAGACACGTTGGAAGGCTTGAGCAGCTTGAAGAGCAGCTTCTGGGCTTCACCACATCAGGTTACAGCGGCGACAGATCGCCCGACCGCGCAGACGCTGCAATCTGGGCAATCAATGAATTGTTTCCGGCGCTGACCCGCAAGGAATCTCAAGAATACAAGCGCCCACAGATACAGCGCAGAACCACCCCCGGCGGATGGATGTAAATGGCAAAGAACAACAAAGACGATCAGCACGCCCTTGCATTGAAACGCTATGAATCCGCCTTGGAAGCTGACCGCGACAATCGCAAGGAAGCGGAAGAAGATTTGCGGTTCCTGCTTGGTGATCAATGGGACGCAGAAGCAGCCAAAGCGCGCCGGGATGATGGACGTCCAGTTCTGACCGTTAACCGCCTGCCACAGTTCCAGCGCCAGATTGCCAACGATATCCGCATGAGTAAGCCTGCCATCAAGGTTGGACCAAGCGACGATGAGACAGACGCAGATAAGGCAGAGGTGATTGAAGGCTTGGTTCGATCGATCGAGCGGGCATCGGATGCGCAGTCAGCCTATTATCTCGCCGCAGATAGCCAGGTGGCATGTGGCATCGGTCATTGGCGTGTCACGACAGACTACATCAACGATGATTCACTTGATCAGGAAATCCTGATTGAGCCGATTGAGGATGGCCTTGGCGTTATCTGGGGGCCAGCCATCAAGCCGACCCGTGAAGACGCGATGTACTGCTTTGTACCGGTGGATATTGACCGTGAGGTGTTCAAGGAAAAATACCCCGACGCCACAGAAACGCAGATGGATGAAACCTGCAACGAAGCATCTGGAACATGGGCGACAGAAGACACAATCCGCGTGTCTGAATACTGGTTTAAAAAACCATACAAGCGCGAATTGCTGGTGATGGCTGATGGATCGGTGGTTGACGCCGCCGAGGTTGACGACGAGAAGCGCGCCTATCTGGATCAGGAAGGCTATATCGAGCGATCTGTAAAGCGCGAAGCCTTCAAGGTCTGCCGCGCTCTTATGACCGGGTCGGAGTTCATTGAGGAGCCTGTTGAGGTTCCCTACAAGAATATTCCTATCGTTCCTGTGATTGGTGAGGAAGTCCGGCTTGGCAAGGCTGTGCATCGTCGTGGCGCTCTGCGCTTTGCGCGTGACCCACAGCGGATATACAATTTCTGGACCACAGCAAATACTGAATTTGTGGCCCTGCAGCCGATTGCGCCGTTTATCGGGACTGTTGAGAATTTCGCGGCCAATGCTTCCGAATGGGAACAGGCGAACAAGAAGCCTTACGCCTATCTGCCTTACACGCCAGACGCTGAAAACGGAGGGCTTCCACCACAGCGCCCGATGCCGCCAACAGCCTCACAGGGCATGCTGGAAGGCCTTGCGCAAGCCTCTGACGATATGAAGGCAACCACAGGCATTTATGACGCTGGATTGGGTCAGCGTTCAAACGAAACCTCTGGCAAGGCAATCATGGCCCGCCAGCAGGAAGGCGATATTTCGACCTTCGTCTACATGGATAACTTCACACGAGCGATCCGCCGGACTGGCGAAATCATCGTGGATATGATCCCACACTACTATGACAATGCGCGTGTTGTTTCAGTGCTTGGCCCCGATGGCCGCAAGGGAACGGTTCCAGTCAATCAGGCTATTCAAACCGGCGAGGGTGGAGAGTCTGTCAATCTCGATTTGACGGTTGGCAAGTATGACATCACGATTGAGGGCGGGCCTTCATTCACCACACGCCGCGCAGAATCTGCCGAGGCAATCGGAATGCTGATCCAGAGCAACCCGGCGCTGTTTGAGATTATTGGCGATCTGTACGTCCAGGCGCAGGATTGGCCGGGCGCAAACGATATCGCAGAGCGCATTCAAAAGCTTCAAAAGCAAAACCATCCTTATCTATTCGAGGATGACGAAAACCCAGCACCGCCAGACCCAATGCAGGCCGCTCAGGCACAACTGCAAATGCGCGGTGCGGTCGCAGAGATTTCAGAGACAGAAGCCAAAGCCGCAAAGGCAAAGGCCGAAGCTCTGCAAACAGAGGCAGAGACGGCGCAAGCTGTCTTTGGCTACCCATCTGGTCAGCAGGTTCCACAATACGGGCGCTGACCACCCCCGCCGCATAATCGCGAGCAGCCACCCTTTGCGGTGGCTTTTTTTATGGAGAAAGCATGAGCGACACAGATCTGGCAGCCGTAGCTGATGAATCGGACGTTTCCGAAGCTGAAGCACAAAACGAGCAGCAGACCGAGGCGGAAGATCAACCCGCCGAAACCGAAGCCGAAGCCCAGGAGGCGGAAGCAGAGGACAATGACGACGATAGCGATGATGAAGAAGCCGAAAAGCCCAAACGAAAGGGCAAATCGCGCAACCAACGCTACGCCGAACGCATCACGGCACAAGCTGCCGAGAATGCAGAATTACGCCGCAAACTGGAAGAAGCCAGCAAGGCGGCACCCGTTATCAAAACACCAGAACCCCAGCTTGAAGATTTTGAAACGCTTCAAGATTTCCAATCGGCCCACACAAAATGGGTTGTTGAGGAAACGCTTTCAAAATTCAACAAGGAAACCGCAGCAGAACGTCAGAAAGAGGCAGCCGCCAACTCCGCAAAAGAGCGCGTGCAGGCCTTCATTGAGAAGGAGAACGCCGCCAAGGAGTTCATCCCCGATTATGACGAAGTTGTTGGCAACGCTACAGGCCCCGAACCTTCGGGGCATGTGCAGGGATTGGTGATCGAAAGCGAGCGCGCCCCTGAATTGGTCTACCACTTTGCGAAAAACCCTCATGTCCTGGCTGACATCAACCAAATGTCAGAGCGGGACGCTGCAAGGGAAATCGGCAGGCTTGAAGCCAGATTGGTGAAGCCTACGCCACGAAAACAGTCGAAAGCTCCTGCCCCGGTCAAGCCGGTTCGGGGCGCTGCAACTCCAGTCAAACCGCTCAGTGATTTGAGCATGGCGGAATATGCAGCGCGCCGTCAGAAGGAGATTTACGGCTAAAACAAATCGCTTTGAACGTCGGATGACGTCCAGGCCCAGCGCCTCTTTTGAGGCCAGAAGGACCATTAAAAATGGCTAATACAACTCTCCAAACCTCCGTCATTGCGAAGGAGGCTATCACTATTCTCGATAATGAGTTGGGGATGGGCAACAAGGTTTTCCGAGGCTACGAGGAAGACATCAAGAAAGAGGTCAACGGATACAAGCAAGGCGGCACTCTCACCGTCCGGCGTCCGGCTGATTTCACGGTTCGAGACGGTGCCACGGCATCCGCGCAAGATGTCGTTGAAGGCTCGACAACCATCACAGTTGACAAGCAGAAAGGTGTTGATTTCGAATTCAGTTCTTCGGATCTGACTTTGGACATTGGATCTTTGTCGGAACGGGTGATTAAGCCCGCAATGGTTCAGCTTGCCAACCAGATCGATTCTGATCTGCATGCTCTTTACACCAACGTGCCAAACTGGGTTGGAACGCCCGGCCAGACCGTGGATGCGTTTGCGGACTTCTACAAGGCTCCGGAACGTCTGAATGAGTTCGGCGTTCCGATGGACGGGCGCTGTGGCGTTCTTTCACCGGCTGATGACGCTGCGCTGGCTGGTGCCGCTTCATCGCTCTATATGCAGGACGTTGCAAGATCAGCATATCGCAAGGGCATGACCGGCAATCTTGGCGGTGTTGACAACTTCATGTCGCAGAACGTCAAGACCCACACGGTCGGCGTGAACACCGGAACGCCAAAG